GCGCAATGATGCAGGCGAACGAACTTCAGGCGCTCCGCGACAAGGTAGCAAGCCTTGAAATGGACAACCGCATGTGTGGCGTCGTTCGCTATCCCAATGGCCTTACATACAGCGCTGGCTCGTCCCCGTTCTGTGGCTGCAATAGCGGCTGCAACGGCAATATCTGAGTAACTATTTCCAAACCGGAAACAGTTCAGGCCCTCTTTGGCCGGGTGAATGGGCGAGGGCCATCCCCTCGCCCTTATATTTTGAAAGGAGACTTTACTATGTCTTGTAAATCCGCTCTTTACACTGCCATGCAGACGCCGACTGAGGTTGCCGTCAATGGCGTTATCCCACTTGGAAGCCTGATCCGTCGCTACGGCTGCGACATCACGCTCAATGGCAATGCCGCCAACATCGTCGGCAATGGCTATTACGACGTTGACGCGTCTATCACCGTCGCACCGACGGCAGCTGGCACGGTCACGGCGACTCTCTACAAGGACGGCATTGCCGTTCCCGGCGCTACCGCTTCCGCTGCGGGAGCTGCCGGTGCTCCTGTTGTTCTGGCATTCCCCGCGCTGGTGCGTCAGGCGTGCTGCGCGTCCGGCGCTGCGCTCACGCTGGTGCTGACCGGCGCGGCATCGACCGTCAGCAATGTCGCCCTGCGCGTGCAGCGCGTCTGAAAGGAGAACGGCCATGAAGTTGATTGAAAAACTCTCCGAGATGATCGACGAAGAGATCGAGGACGCGGGAAAGTATGCCAAGTGCGCGCTGAAATATAAGGAAGAGAACCCCGCGCTCTCGAAAACTTTTTATGACCTGTCGACCGACGAAATGCGGCACATGACACTGCTGCATGATGAGGTCGCGCGCATCATCGCCCAGTACCGCAAGGAAAACGGCGAGCCACCTACCGCGATGCTGGCCGTATATGACTACCTGCACGAGAAGCAGATCGAAAGAGCAAAAGAGGTCAAAGACTATCAGGCGATGTATCGCGGGTGACGCCCATGATCGACTTTGACGAGATTGAAAAAGAAATCATCAACATGGAGGCGAGTCGCGACACATCTTATGCGACGATGGAACGGCTGGCCCCTCTCTATGCTGCGATGATTTACAAACGGCTCTGTTCAAACTCGGAGGTTTACGAACCACAGCCGGTGTCTATTGATGGAGAAAGCGAGTTTTTGCTTGCTGTATCTGGGGTAGACAGCGTAAAGGCATGGTCCATTATTGATGAGTTAATGGATGTGCTTCGAGTTGTGAACCCCGCGGCGTATAATTCTGTTCTTGCCAGGCTTGGCAACGCTTAACCCTTAGTTACTAACACATTACTAACAAAATAGGCGAGACCACATAAAAAAATCCTTGAAAACGCGATGTTTTCAAGGATTTTTTGGAGCTACTGGCCGGACTCGAACCGGCGACCTGCTGATTACGAATTTGACGAGATTAAAAAAATAAACATTATAGTTTGAAATGCAATAGAATTTAGCGGAATTTACTGATTGTGCACATTTAAAAAGTTTCCAGAGTGCACGACGTTCTACTTCGGTTACTAACACGTTGCTAACAATGCGGTTGCATATATGAAAAAATGTCTGCGTCAGTGCGCTTCTACCGCTTCCACAAGCTGATCAATATTTGCGTGGACGTATATATCTGCTGTTGTATCATAGTTTGAGTGACCAAGAATTTTCTGCAGCATTTCCGGTCTGATCCCGGCGGAGACGGCCCAGCTTGCGAAGGTGTGACGCGTTGCGTGCGGTGGCTTTTTTTCAATACCGAGCTGCTCCAACATCGGGTAATAATCTCGCTTCCGGAAGTTTTCAGCTACTTTTTGCCCGTCATACCCGGAAATCAGAAGATCACCGTCTGCTCTAGCTGCGATCTCTGCAAAGTAGGCACGCCCCTCTGGGCGGATCGGTATGATTCGATTTCGGCCCGCTTCTGTTTTTTCGCCGCCGATAACATAGGTTTCATGATATCCGGAAAGCGGCAGGGAAAACATTTCGCCGATACGCATCCCGGTGTAAATCAGCATGAGGGTGAGTTTTGCTGCGGGTGTTCCGGCTGCTTCCATTTTTTTGATATCTGAATCTGTAAACACAGCTTTTTCTTTCGGCTTTTCACCGTCTAGCTTCACAAATCTGGCGTAGTTTGTCGTAGCAGCCTCCTCGCGCACGGCCCACTCTGATAGTTGCACAAACAGATGCTTGTATTTGGCTTGTGCGGAGCGTGACTTGGCAGCTTTGTTGTTATCAATAATTGACTGGAAGTCCTTTACGCGCAGGGAGCGAAACTGCCTACCATAGAGCTCCTTGCTTTTTGCGTAAGCGTTTTCATATGCGGCAATGCTCTTTTCTCCAATTTCCCGGAAGTGTTCCGCTTTCCATTCCTGAAATACCTCTTCGAATGTCATATTGTACCGCTCTGAGATTGATCTACCAGCCAGTCGCTCTATGGCTTCCATGGCCTCTGTTTTCTTCGCGTAATACCCAATGACCATCTTGTTTTTAGCCGCGACCCACGGACGGCTGCGACGGCCTGACAGCTTGTAAACCGTGCCTGTCCCGTTTGCCCGTTTGAGTGCCTTCCGCTTTTCTTGCACCTGTTTTTTTCCGCACCACGGGCAGAACATGGCCCCGTCGGGAATGTCTCGACCGCATTTGATACATCCCATGTTTTCCCTCCTGCAAAAAAGGGATATCGGCTTTCGCTGATACCCCCGCACTATCAACTCTTGTCTGTTATCCAGCCTGTGTCTGGGTGCGTCACATCAAATAGAAGCATTGCTATGACAAAGACGAGTAAAATCAGGCAGAGAAGAACAGCAAAGCGCAGCCACCGATTTTGCAGTGTAAGCATTCTGTTGTAATGCGCTTCCGTTTGCTTGATTTGCTCCTCGTAGATTTCCCGCACCTCACTGTGCGGTTCGGTGCCTCCGATTTGATACCCAACTGCATTTGCTACATCGATAAGCGTCTGCGCATTTGGGCTGGTTCCTGGGTCGTTTCGCAGCAATCGGTCAACGGTTGTCTTTGATACCTTCGCCGAATCCGCAATCTGCTGGTTCGTCATGCCGGTCGCCTCTTTTTGTGTAATAATGCCAAAAATAATGTCCTGAACCGTCGTAACAAACACTCCCTTTTGTGCAGCATTTTTTATGGCGACTGTACGGCGTACATTTAGTTTGCCTTTTGCATACTTGCGTATTGAGATTGTCGCGTTTCAGTAGTAGTCTCATGACAGAAACGTAATGATGCTAGGAGGTGACGACATGCAAAGCATCCATATTATCGCCGACGGAAATAAAGTGAAGATCGTCGTTGACGGCGTAACTTTTACCGATCTGCATAGTTTCTCACTTGACTACGTGAAGGGCTGCCCGCTGCTGTTTTCCTGCGTCGCGAATGTCGGCGGGACGCAGGAGCAGCAAAAAATCTTACATTAGCGGCAATATGGTATATTTTGTGCGCCTCATTCGATTTCCCAGGAATTTCTGCAGTTTTGGCACAGGCATATTTTTGCGCTCCTGATTTTCGTTTTTTCGGTTCCTTTGCTCTTTTTCCAAAAAAGGTTGGACATACCGAGGGTACACATAGCAGTGACGCCCCTTGCAGCGTTATTCATATGACCACCAAATCCGTTTCCATGCTTCTTTGTTTTGCTTGCAACCTGTTCCATAGAAATTGTTACATTTTCGCTTCCACAATCTGGACAAACCATTGTAGTACCTCCGTGTTTTGCTTAGTTTCATTTACATATCCATATTACTACTTCATACGTTTTTTACAAACCGTAATACTCCACAATTTTAATGATCTATTTTTGTCACAATTCAACGAAAGGGGTAGGAGCGTGAGAGAAAAAGTTACGCCGTTGACAAAAGAACAATCCTCGCATATAGTAACGGTGGAAGAAAAACGCGTAGAGATGGCATCCGCACTTGCGGAATCCGTGATGCACTTGTCGGCTGATGAGCAGGCGGCATTGCTGCGCTTCATCAAAGGAGGGCTATATGGAAAACGGGAAAATGTATAACGAGGTTTGCAGATACTGCAAACACGTTGTGATCTATCCTCTCGGCAATGGAGAATACAAGATTCTATGTGGCAAGGAGCTTGCAGCAGCCTGTCGAGATTTCGAGTTTAAGAACGAACCAATCGCCAGAGAAGCTTAATGCAATACCACAAAGGTTCCGACGCTAACGCTCCGACAAGTGCGGAGAATAAGGCAATTTTCCATTCGTGGCGGAATATCGCAGACTGTGCTTGCTTCGCATCCTCTTCCGCTTCAAAGTAATGGATTCCGCTATCCGTGGGGTATACATTGTAAATTTCTCCGTCCTTGTCTTTTTCGTATTCCACAAAACCCATTGAGCGGAGCACCTCGAGAGCGTCGCACCCCGCTGCGCTGTCCGGCAATCCTCGGCGGTCGATGTAAACAGAGCCGATCATATGCCCGCGGACATTTTCTCTGTTATGTTCGAGGATGATGCGCATAGCGGCGTCCCTGTCCTTCTTTGATACGCTCATTTTGTTTCCCTCTTGCTTTTCA